AGTATACCATTGAAAGCACCAACAATAGTAGGTTCAATATTAGTCAATAAGTCTGCTCCAAACTCGCCGAAACGGTTCTGTGTAATAGTAATAACATCATCAACACTTGTTGCCTTTTCAGCAAATAAATCCCAGTGTCTTGCTTTACCTGCTTTTTCCAATGCTTTCATTAAATCTTGAACATCTTCGGTCTTACCATTCCAACCGTACTTTTCAATTAAATCATCTTTACCAACACCAGTTTCACGAGATAACCTCATGAACTCTCCTTGCAGAATATCTTTAACTGCAAGACCTGCTTCTTCAACAGTACGCCCTGCACGAATATACTCGTTCTGTATCATTGAAATAACATCTAATGATTCTGCCATTTCTTTAGCATTCAAATCAAATTCTAATCCAATGTTAGCGGCAGTTTCACCAAGACCATATTTATTAATCCTTTGGAACTTACTGACTGTTTCATCTAATGCTTTATTGAAGTATTGCACTCCTTCGGCATTAACATGGCTATTCTTGTTTAATAAGGATTCCATTTCGTTTTTAGCAGCATAGGTTTCTTTTGCTTTATCTACTAATTCAAATGCGAAATTCCATACTGCCATTCCACCCATTGCAGCCATAATGGTTTTAAATGATACAATAACACTTCTGACTTTTTGGAGTCCACGATATAGGTTGTTACTGTATTGTTCGGCTTTTCCCATTGATGTGCCGAACTCACGCATACTTCTTTGTCCTGTTCGGATTTCTTGATTGTTTTTGCGATGAGTACCTGTTTGTTTTTCAAGACTTGTGTTAATCTTATCCATATTCATTTTATATGTGTTAAGATTGTTTGGAGCATTCTTGTAGTATATGCTTTGTTGTGCTGCTTCTAATTGAGCAGTACGAAGTCTTTGTTGTTCTAATGTTTTATTGATTTGATTAAGATTTGCTTTGTAAGTGTTTAGGTTGGTTTTACGGTATGCTTGACTTAATCCATCAGTAGCAAGTTTAGCTTCCCTTGTGATTCTTACTTGTTGAGATAATGTTTGATTAATTTTGTTAATGTTCCCATAATAATCAGACATTCCCATTGTTTTAACATTATAATTGGATTGTTGAAATGCTTCGCCAGTTTTCCAGTTTTTAGGATTTGATACACTTGAATTACGAATTTGATTCCAATATTTAGTAGACATCGCACCTACACTTGCATAATATTTTTCATTAGCAGCGTAAGATTTATTTAATTCTTTGGATAATGCTGAAATTCTTTCTCTATATGCTTCTGCACCTTTTGTTGCTCCCTCAAATGCTTTTTCAGTAGCAACAGTAACTGGGCTAACAGATTCCATTTGTGTAGTTAATTGAGATAAACTTCTACCAGTATTAGACAATACAATATCCATTTTATTGAATATTCGACTTGCATTTTTTAACTGATCCATCTGTCTTTTTTCAACTTCAGTTAATGTTTCAAATTCTCTTTTAACAGATGAAATTGCAGTTTTACCAGTATTCAATGATTTAATCCATTGACTAAAATCTGCATACTTGCTTCTACCAGTTCCAAGAGTAAATAAATCCCCCATTCCTTTGAAACTGTTTTTAACATTAGCCCATGAAAATTTAGTCATTCGTTCTTGTAATTTAATATATTTACTTGCTGATTTAGCAGTGTTTTCTAAATTACTTTGTTCATTCTTTAATTCTTTTGAAAAATTAGAATGTTCTTTTTTAGATTGTTCTAAAAGTTTATTTAAATTTCTTATGCCTTCAGCATAGTCAGCATTTTGTTCTCGTAATGTCTTAATAGTTTCTCTGTAATTGTTAGTTTTTTCTCGGAGAGAATCAATTTCCTTTTTCAAATTCTTCACTTCTTCAAGCAAACCATTATTACCACTGGTTTTCTGATTAAAAGACTCTTTAATCTCTTTAACATCGCCTTTTAACTTCTCAACTGCTTCTTCAAACTGTTTAGTGTTTAATTCTATATTAGCAGTAACTGCTCCAACATTATTATTAACCAATGGTATTCTCTCCTTTTAATTAATTCTATAAAAATCCTTTTTGTGAGGGGTAGGATTCTCACCTACCAGTCCGAATAATAAAAAAAATAGTAGTCTAATTTCCCTCACAAAAAAAAATATGAGGTAATAAAAAGTATTAGGCACTTCCTCACAAAGGTTCTGGAGGAAGTACAATATAGGTCGTATCTTACCCTTGTGAGGTAAGTACCTAAATAGGTAAAAGGTGGATTTGCACCACTAACACTCTAATATTAGTTTTACCTGCGACCACCCATAGGGGGATTATTTAAACTCCATAATTTCATAATGGATTCCATATAATGAGCGGTTTGTTTTAAATCATTACTATTAGCACTTGCTAATCCAGTTTGTATTGCTCCAGTATGTTTAGCATCTTGTGGTTTCGCAATCTTATCTTCTCCAGTTTCTTGATACCAAGCATAATCCCTTTCAAGAACATCATTACGACCCCCACGAGCATATTTACCAAATTCCCACCATACTCTTGCCTTACCTACAGGATATTGTTCATGCAAGTGCATACCAGAATACATTATCTCAATAATAGATATTCCTTCATCAACAGTTTTTTTCCAAAAACTTTCATCTTGACCTGAAGTATAGAGATAAGGGTTGAAATCAGTAGACATTAATGGAGCGATTTTACCTCCTGTACTACCATAATTACCAACTATTGCCCTTGCAAATTCATAATTCAATAGTTCCTTATGTGCTTTGAAATGTTTCTCTAACTCATTAAGATAATCAGTTAATGTATCATCTGTAATAGTAAAATCAATCATTCGTACATCTCCTTCATTAAATCTACAACTTCCTCATCATCATGAATTTCTTCCTTATCATTATTTAACTCCTTTTCTTCCTCTGCAATTAAATCAAGTTCCATACAATAAAGTTTACTTGTAGTCCAAGTATCACAAGCCCAAAAATCAGCAAGACTCCAACCTAAACCTTTAATACGATGAGCCAAAAGGAAATAAATATCAATAAAAAAAGACTCTATCGCCCAAGTAGGAGATGTCTGATAAGGCGATAGAACCACATCATCAAAAGAATTAGGAATTAAGAAAATTATCCACATCTTCTTTCATCATTTGAACGATTTTAGCTTCACGTTCACCAACAATCGCCAACTGATAATACTTCTCCAAATTCTGTGCTTTAATAGTATCCACTGGATCACTATCCCTTAAGAACTCTTTTGCAGTTATACCATCAAGAAATGTTTCAACTTTCTCTGCTAATAATTCATTAACTTTTTTACTGTATTCTTTGTTAGGTGAGTTTTGACCTAATTCGATTAATCTTGCTTTGACTGGTTCTAAATCCTCTTCTAACTTCTCAATATCTTCCAATATACCGAATACTTTATCCAATTCTTCATCAGTAGCATCAGATTTATTCTCAATAATCTCAACTTGTTTCTGTTTCAAAGCAATCTTTTTTTCTAATGCTTCTCTTTCACTGTCAAGAGTATCAACTTCATCAACAAATCCTTTAACAGTAGCATTATACTCTTCTTCTGCTCTTTCACTGAAACTTGTTAAAGTTTCATTAGTTACTCTTTTAAAATGACACTCTTTTTGAGCGATTTTAATTGTTAAATCTGTAAATTCTTTTTTTGCCATAATTATACTTCCTCCATATTTTATTATATTTGACAAAAGTGGGCATAGAGGGATTTGAACCCTCGACTCAAAAAAAACAATATGTTTTTTTCAGCAATTGTCCTGGCTATGCTATACACCCATAAAAAAAATATAAAGTTACACCATTTATGGTGTAACAGGTGGGAACTCAATATCGTTGTTTTCTGGATAAACCTTTTCCATAGGACAACCAGTAGTATCCAAGTGTAAAGCGGATAAATCAGTAGTCATATCACAAGTCATATAAGATTGGTCTGGTTGTTCAATACCTTTCCATTCAAAAGTAATTTCTTTAGCTTCTGCACCTGCTTTAGTAGAAGTAACATTAGTAACTTCAACAACAGGGAAACAGAACAAAGCACGATAAGGTACACCAGTGGAAATATAATAAGTAGTAACTTCTGAACCTTCTTCACCAGTGGTTACGGTTTTGATGATTTTCTCACCAGTACCAATAGTATCACTGGTTGAGGTACGGATAATATCCCCACCTTCACAAAGGTAAATAACTTGTTTCTGTGTAATTTCAGTTGAAACAATATGTCCGTATTTCTCATAACATTCATATTCAGTTTCAAAGTATTTAGTACGGTCTACCCAAGGCATACCAATACTACCAGTTAATTCCCTTGCACCCATAGTCTTGGTGTTGATACCATACTCATCACCATGACAAGATTGAGATTCAGCATTGTGATTAACAGTAAAACTTGCTTCAGTGAAACAGTCAATAGGATCACGTGCTAACATTTCTTCAATGGTTTCGCCAACTTCACCAATATATACTGATGTATGTTGTGCCATTACAGTTCTTGCAAGATGGTCTTCAAGCAAGTGTCTTGTTGGATTGATAGTGTTTACAATATTGTAATCACTAATGAATGTTGGATTAACTTTTGGCAAGTCATCACTTGACATAGTGAACTCAAATTCATTCAACATTGCATTATTAAAGACTCTACCATCTGTTAAGGTTTTACTGAACCCATGATAAATGGTAGCGACTGGTAAATCCTTATCAGTGTTAGGTGGCATTTCAAAGTGGTGATTATATACATCAGTAGCAGTAGCATGAGCAGTGATAGTGTCATTTGCTAATAACATATAAATATAATCTTCAAAACCTTGACCGTATCTACAACCATCTTCCCATGATGGAGCAGATTCAGCAGTAGTACGATAAGAACCCATATCCAAGTTTGCAACACCAGTATGACCTTCGTCTGTTTCTGTTCCGATTTCGTTACCGTCCTCAAAATCAGTCTGACGGATACCAATTAATGGTCTTGCTACTTTCTTTTTATTTTCTTCTTTCGCTAAATCACCATCTTTAATACCCATTTCAGTATGATGGTGAGATGCGAGAGGTGCTACGGTTGCCATATTATTTTTCCTCCTCTACTTTTTCTTCCTTTTTCTTTTGAGATTTCACTTTAACCTTTCGTACAGGTTCGATGTAAGGTTCATAACAACCTGATAATTTAACTCTTTTAATTAAACGAGTATCTTCATCAGGAACTTCAAAGACTCTACCTTTAACGATAGGTTCTGATGGTTTGAATATTCCTGCAAGAGTTAAATCTACATCTTTAATTGGTGCATCTCCAGTGTAAATAAACTTCATAAATATCAATACCTTATTAAATAACTTAAAACAATCATTGAAGTGAATAACTGTTTTGTTTCCTTATAACTGTCTTGTGCTTCTTTATTATAAGCAAATCCAGTAACTGGGCTTCCTTGAAGGAACTGTATAGGTGTTATGGAAGTGTCAATCACATTATCCATAACTTCTTTCATCTTCTCCCCAAACATTAACAATTGCCCAATAATCCCCTGCCTACGTTCTTCAGTAGTGATAAGTAACACAATATCTAACTGTCTTTCATAAGCACAACCAGTACGGTCTAATTGCCATTCCAATGGTTTATAAACAATACAATAAGGGGGTACATTATTAGGGTCTACTTCAATGAAATCATAAAAAATAGGAACTTTCTTGAAAGTATCTGTCGCAGTGATCTCTTTACTGATGTTTTCAAGAATTTCACCGATTTTACTTTCAAATCTCATAATCCCCACTCCATCTCGGAATATCCTGCATGGAACAAATCATGATGTTCTCTGCGATTTTCAATATTGTTAATGTATTCATTGATAGCATTGTCTACTTGATTAAGTAATCTTGTAGCATAGTTATCTGCTTCTGCTTTGGACTCTTTCATTGGTTTGGCTTCGTATTCCCAACGAGATAACCAAGCATAAGCACCACTTGCCATGTAGACGTATTGTTCTAATTGTTTTGGGATTTTATGATTTTTCACATATCTTCCCAATTTCCCCAGTACGTGGTTTTCACCAGTTATTAGAAATGTTTCTATGTCGGATAGGTTGTAGGTGTAGTCAAAACATCTCATTATGATTTTTTGGATTGTTACTCCAGTGGCTTGTGTGCCGAAGCCGAGTTTGAGGGAGTTTATTCCTGTGATTTCACGAGTTTGGTCGTTGAACACCATGTTATCATTAAGGTTAAATGTAATGATGGTGTCATTATCATAATCGATTTCAGTATCGGTACATTTTGCTTGAAGCAAACTTAAATTTCCATTAACCAATGGTGAAAAATCCAAAGTAATAGCAGACACATCTACATGAACACCATTAAAATTAATGAAAACTTGCACATCATCAATACCATTAAACTCCTCATAAATAGTAGGCAAAACAATACTATCCCCCACAACAACATTACCATTAACATCGCAAGGTTCTTGCCTATCTACCTTACTACGAGGTAACCACTTCAAAACCTTATAAAAATCAGACATAGAATAATTAGAGGTTTCCATAGTATTATCCATAAATTAAACCTCCAATCCTAAAAAATTAACCCTCTTGTTGAGTGTCTTGTGATTCCGCTGTTAAACTAATTGTAAAACTAACACTATCTTCAGCAACAGTAATCTCTTCAGATTTAGTAGTATAACCCTCTGCTGACACTTCAACAGTAACCTTACCTTCAGCAACACCTTTAATAGTGCAACCTCCAGCATCACCAGTAGTACCAGTCTTATCACCAATAGTAACAGTAGCTCCTTTAATAGGGTCAGTACCATCATTAACTGTGAATGATAAATCTCTTGTAACTGGTTCAGGTGCAGGTTCAGGTGCAGGTTCGCCACCTTCCAAAGCACGTAACCTATCCTCATGGTCTTGTAACACTTCAGCAGTAGCAAAAGGTTTTAACTTCCTACCTTGTATAATCCTCATCTTAATACGTTCAAACATATTATGAACCCTCCATTAAAAAAAATACTCAATAATGGAGTAAGATTATACTCCACTTTGAGTTAAAATAGCCATTTCTTTATTAACAGCAAGACCTAATTCGATAGATAATTGATAACCGAAACTGTGAGGTAATTTGTCTTTGTCATCATTCTCAAAGTAATGAACATTAATCATTGAAGAGAATGGTACATTTGCATCGTTTAATCTGTTATCGTTAGCATCGATATTGTAATACCATATAGCAGGATTAGATGCTCTGTCAATAGCAAGTAAACCAGTGCTAATTTCTTTAGCAATGTTTAAATTAATACCGTTAGAAGTACCGTTAAATTCACCACTTGCATTAATGACTTTATATAAGTCCTCTGCACTGTCATATGCTGTTTTAGATACAAACATATCAGTTGGGCTAAATTGGTTTTCGTAATGAGCTTGATTTTCCATTGCTCTTTTCATTTTAACAATATCATCATCGATATATTCATTACCTGAAACCCAAGCACCATCACCAAGAGTAATAGGGTCTACAAGTCCTGCACTTGCATTTAATTCATAGTAAGCAAAACGGTTAATCATACGTACCATAGTTAAACCCATTTCACGAACACAATTTTGGAAAAATGCAAGGTTTCTTGCTTTTTCAGCAGATTTTTGAGAGAACTCTACTTCAAAACCGAAACGAGTCATGTTACCGTATTCTTCTTGAATACCACTGAAACTGACTTGTGGGTATTCAGACCCTTCGGTTAATTCTACTGGTTCTGCGAGAATACCATCAGCAAGGTCAGTTTCATAATTTCTTTTGCTGGTAGCATACTCAAAGTGTTTATCCCCTTCATTATTTTGAGGAGCGAATAATCCAAGCATACTCATAGGTGAAAGAGTGTATTGACTGATAACTCTTTCAATAGATTCTGGATTGAGTAAGTATTCAATCTGTTTACTTCCAAAAATCATAAATAATAATCCTCCTTATTCTTTAACTGCTCCGTAGAACTCCCAACCTTCTAATACTGGGCAGAACCCTGATGCTAATGCAGGAACATTAGCCAATGCTAAAAGACTGGTAACTCCACTTGATTTCTTATAAGTTTCTTTACCATTAACGTAACCTACGTATTCAAGATAATCGTAAGGTGCAATTGCTTCGTTTTCAGCAACAATAGCCACTTCATCAACAGCTTTACCAAACCATTCAACAGTAGCAGACCTATTAGGATATTCTCCAAATTCACAATCTTTTTGAGGTAATCTGTTTTTAGTTGTGTACTGTGCGTCAGGTTTCCAAGTCATCTCCGGATCATATAATAATTTTGCAACTGCTTTTGTAGATTCATCTTCAGCAGGTTGTAATAAAATATTTCTTGGAGTTGAATCTTCGTGTATCTCTAAAATTCTGTGTAATGGAATAGGTGCGGTTAAACTGTGTTGTGGTACAGTTCTACCAGTTCTGCGGTCTAAACCATTTTCAGTGTATTTTAAATCACCTTCATAGAGAGTTACGGTGAATTTTTTCCTATTATTTGAGTAATCACGTGTTACTCTTCCTGGGTCGATTAATTCCATGTTTTTATTCCTCCTTTGTAAATAAATCTCCGAACATTCCTTCGACTGCTTCTTGACGAGCAGCTTGTTCGGCTTCTTCATCAGTTATTCCATCACCTTCGCCTAACCCTTCGGCATTATTTGCACTGATGCCTTTTGGTGGTTGGTCGTGATGGTGTAAACCTAATAACTCTAATTGGGTTTCTAATTCTTCCAATGATTTGTCTTGTAATTTCGCTTTAATCTCTTCATTATCATTGGATAATTTTTTAATCAATTCTTCTTTCTTATTTTCTTGGAATTGATTGTATTTTTCGATGATTGGTTTTTGTTCGTCTATGAGTTTGGAATTGGTTTCTTTCCATTCTCTTAATTCTTTTAATTCTTTATCCATTTCATCGAATTTATCTAATTTTTCTTTATTGGCTTCTAATTTATTATTAGCAATCGCCAAATCTTTATTTAAATCTTTAACTTGCTTGTTCAAGATTTTTATAGTTTCATTATCGTTTTCTTCTCCCATTTTACTTCCTCCATTAGTATTTGGTAAAGATACGTTTTTACGAGGGTTACTGGTTAAAGCAACATCAGTTAATCCAGTAGGATTAATCGCTAACCAAAAATCCCCATTATCTTCCAAGGAACAGTCAATGTAAGGACTGTAACCAAGATTATCAGTTGCTTTCTCGGTTGATACAAGACCGAATAAAGCACCATTTGTAAACTTGAAATTAGAAACCTCTCCTATGGTTTCACTTAAATGCTCTTCATTAACAAGATTGGTTTTATTCGCTTTACTTGCCAATTCTCGTAGAAACTCTTCTGTATACTTAACTGGCTTATCCAATCCATTATATTCCTTAAAACAAGGTTCAAATAACTTAACAATCTCCATAATTATTCTCTCCTTATCATATTATACTCTTCAGAATAAACATTCGGATTTTCCATAACAATACGACAATTACCATTAATATGGTCTATCGGAAACCAAGACAAAGGCATTGCACCCATTGCTTCGATTTCATAACACCAAGCACAAGTATTCACACCACTACAAACCCATCTACCTAATGCTTCCTGACCGTAAACAAACTCATCATATTTCCTTTCAATGATTTTACGAATACTATGTCCTTTGAAAGTAACTTGATTAGTTAATCTTTTAATTGCTCTTCTGAAATTACCATGAGGACTGAAAGCACCAGTTGTCATAGATAATTCAGTGTAATAAACTGCTTTGTCAAGTAAATCGTAGTATAAAGTATTAGTTACACTATCTACACCAGTGTCAATGATTTCTTTTAATTCTAATGGGATAGTTACTGTACCAGTTGGAATGTTCCATTTAACATCGAGGTTAGTGGTTAAAATATTCATATACTCGGTGAATAAAACAAGCAAGTTGTCCTTCAACTCACTATTAAATTGTCGAATATCATCATTAAATTGCTCTGATGAAAAATAATACTCCGAATCATACATATGAAGTATATAAAACTCTTGAAGTAACGCCAACATTACAACAATCATCTTACGAACATCATCATCAGAATTATCAGACTCAAACTCATCATCATCAATAAAATTATCAGTCAAACCAAAAAACTCTTCATGAGATGGAACATTAGGCACTGCCTTCACTTGCAACACCTCTCGCGGTATTTTGAATATTATTTAAATCCAAACCATCACCAGGTTTACTTGTACTGACATTACCATTCTCATCAAGAATAGTTTCATCAGTTAAACGGTTACCATCTTCATCATAATGTGGATTGAAGTTGATCCATACGGAATCTTTTTCATAGTTTCCAAGTTCTAATAACCAGTTGATGATGATTTGTACAACATCATATAATTTCATCTGTAAGAATTGTTGGAATAATACTCTACCTGATTTATCACTGTCTAATTGAACAACAGCAGTAGACCTATTAGATGAACTACCATCAAAAACAGTAGGTGGAGTAGATAACCCCATAAAAATATGCTTTTCTAATTTTTCAACATAAGACTGAATCTTCGGAAGATTGGTATCCCCAATCATTTCAAGGGTTAAACCATCAGGTAAATAAATAACACCTTTTTTATGATAATTAGTAAGAGCATTAACCGCTTTCTTAATCGCAGTCTTTGCAATATGGATTAAACCTTCTTGCTTATCATCTTTTTTCAAAATCATCGTATTAGTTTGCTTATACACGACTTGTGGCATCATACGAAGCAACAAGTTTAACATATACGATTCATCAAGAACATTCTCAACTAAACCTTTATGTTTACCATGACGGGTGAAAAAGTGAGTTGCTAATACTTCATCAGGTAAGAAATCATACTCAACTTCTTCCTGTTCTTCAGTACAATCTCTGAACTCTCTTTTTTGCCAACCACGATTAGTATTCTTATTCTTACGAACGATTTGTTTATATCCGATGACTTCTGCACCAGTCAAATCATCGTAGAACTCTTTAATACGATAATTATCTCCATCGAATGCTAATTCACGAAGATACAATTTTCCTTTTTGCACTACTTTATTATAGTACATTGAACCATCGATAATGTTATTCCTTGCGATTTCGTGCATTATACTCATCATATCCAATCGCTTGAACTCATCTTCAATGAATTTCTTCGCATTCTCATTATCCCCCTCGATAACCCAACCACTGATAGATTTAACAACTAAATCCTCAATAATACCATTAACGATTTCAGTGTCCTCAACACATAAACGAAGATTCTTTATGCTTGGAATAACCATTTTAGGAAGTTTATCCCCCCATTCAACACTTTTTTCATTAACAGTATCACTGGTAATGTCATCAACTCCAATCTCCCGTATAGATGAAGCTTCAGCATTAGGCAGTCTTACTGCATTAATTACTCTTTTATACCAAGCCATAATTCTCAAATCTCCTTAAAAAATTAAAATATTATCTTCATAATATCCCGCAGGTTTAGGTCTTGATGGACTTAACAATCCACGATAACCATAACAAGCATAACCCATAGCGTCCATACTATGGTCGTTAAATTTTATTGGTTCGTCTAACGTTACTCCGTCTTTATTTTTACGATATTTATAACCTTTAATCTCCTTAATAGTATTCACACAACGAGGGTGAATATGAATCCTTGTCTGTTTAGTAGTGTTGATTTTAGCATTAACATCTTTAACACCCCCAACCATAGGGAAACCTGCCTGATTAAACTCCTTAATACGGTCAGGTTCTGCTTTATCACCATAACCAGTAGACAAATGTTCAGGTAACAACCTATTATCAAACAACATATCCTTACACTTACTGATTAATTCAGTGTTGGTTAAACCAGACTCATAGACTTCATCAACAATATACATCTCACTATCATACCAACCAATCAGTAAGAATGCTGATGGGTTGTTGAAACCAAAATCTGCACCGAAACTCCAACAATCAAAGGTTTCACGTTCGCAAACAGTATCATAATTAGGATAAACTACATCGCTTAATTTACCCCACTTACCCGCACTATAACGTAACCATAAATCGTAATCTTCGTTCTTTAAACGGTCGTAGTGGTCTTTTTGGAATTGTGGTAAGAAATCATTATCCAAGTAATGGAAATGTGCTTTTTTACGCCTTGCTTTGATGGATTCTAATATTTCATCGTAACTGCGGTAATCCCATAAATCCTCAGGGTGATGCCTGTTATGTGATTCAACAAGTGTTCTTTCATTCTCGAAAGTTGGTGTTGCATCGTAGTATTCATGAAATCGTTTATAAATCCAATGTTCCTCGTCCTCTGGTTGAACAACCAGTAACATCTGCGAATATCCGCCTTCTCGTTTACTCGCTGTTCCCCTACCAAGCCTTCACATTAATTCTTGATAAAAAGCAGTGTCAAGTAACTCTTCTGCTTGTTCAATGTAAATTGCATCGGCGTTGATAGAACGAACTTTTGAAAGTTCATCTAATGCACCAAAATAGATAATACTACCATTAGGAAACAATATAGTTCCTTCTGTCTTATTCTCCTCACATAAATCCCACAATCGTTTAACTGGTTTATCAGTTACTGGATCACGTTCCAAGACAATATCATACAATATATCCCTAATCTCTTTCCAAGCAGTACGCTTCAAAGAAGGTAAAGTCTTACGATAAACATAAATCGAAGCATCAGGATAATTCAAAGCATAAAAAATAACCTTGTAACAAGCGAATTTAGTTTTGCCTGAACCTGCTGAACCTTCAATTAACAATTCTCTTGTACGGTCATTAATCCACTTACGTTGTGGCTTTGTCATCGGAACTTCAATATCCAAGTTTAATCATCTCGTGGTTTCGATTCAGTAATATTAATATTAAAAGTAGTATCCTCTTTAGTACCAACTTCAACGTCCTTCTTCTGCTTCTTAACATACCCATACCGACGTTCAAGTACAAACTTCAACATATCTGGATTATCATCAGTTTCAGCACGATAAACTGCTCTTGCCTCCAACCTTGCTTTTGTTTTCAAGTCAGATTTACCAATTTCAGTCATCAACAAAATCAACCTTGAAGTACGGCGAGTATAACCATCAGCCAAATCTTCCTGATATTTTCTTTTCCAAACATACCAAGTTTGAAGAGTTATGCCGAAGCAGATTTGAACAGCATCTTTAGGACTTGTTCCTGTCTTAATGTACTCTAATGTGTTGTCTAATTTCTTTTCAAATTCAGTATCATCACCGAATGCAACTGGCTCATAACAACCTTGCTTCGCCATAAAAACAAATCCTCCTCTCTTTTTAATGTAAATGAGTCATTAAAAATGCCAATACTCCAATAAGAGATGTTAAACCAGTGAAACCAATCCCAATTACCCATTGTAATGTACTGTTACGAGTTTCCAAAGCAGTAATCCGATTATCTTGTTTGCTAATAATGTCTTTCAAATAATCATCATCTTGTTTTGATTTTAAAACAATCTTATTAACATCTGATTTAATCTCTTCTAATGTTTTCTGCATTTTTTTATTATCTTCCTTTAAATCATCTAAACGTTCTTTCTTATACTCTAATTCCGCATCAAGTCGCTCAATCGCACGACTTTGACCCAACAACATATCTTCATGTATACATTCATGAGGTTTCACTGTCATTAAACATCACCTCATACTCACTTGCCGGATCAATCTCATCAATATAGTAATTAGAGTTCATCATCAACACCCACAGTATCATCAGATTGGTCTACTGGGGCATTACCAAATGCTTCTATCATATTCGGGTTTTTAGCATTCCAAATCATAAACACAACAGTTAATATACCAGTAATTACTGCAACACCGAGTGTTTGGTCTATACTAACTCCACAAACCACGAGGATAGGTGCAATAATACTAACCCAAATTGTAGTAGCTAATGTTGAAACATTATTCACATTCCATATCATCACATATCACCATAATCGATTATTGTAACTTTGCCATATCCTAATTCCCTTGCTATCGCTACCAATCCGTTATAATCATATAACCATGTGTTGTTTCGCATAACTACAACATTGTTTCGTTCAATAAAAACTTCATCGTGATGAATGTCTTTTATTAATCGTATAAAACCGAATAAGTAACCATAACCTTTCATAATTAACATAAAAACAAGAGGCAAATGTGTTGCCTCTTGAATGACAAAATTTGAAGATTTGAAGAAACGTAAATGTCTTTTTCACACCATTTTAAAAAAGAATTAATATGTATCTTCATTCTTATTACTCGTGGTAGT